TACTGCTTCAACCGAGAAGCGGCAACGGCATACTGGAACGGAGAACCCTGTAAGAAAGCAATAGGAGACACTCCACAAGAAGCACTTTCAAACTACAAGAATGGAAAGTTTACCGATAAGTAATATGGTTGATTTAGGCGATGGTTACTTTGGTGTAAAATCAAAGAACGGAAAGTTTAAAAGATACGCTAAATGTAAAACTTGCAATACCACATTTGAAGTGGTTAAGTATTGTGAGAACAGGAAGCCGAGATATTGCTCTTCCAAATGCTATGGAGAATCATTATTGGTTAAAAAGCCTTGTTTAATGTGCGGAGAGTTGATAGATGGCAAGGGGGGTAGCGTTAGTAATAGGGTTTATTGCTCAAAATCTTGTCAATATAAATCAAGAAAAGGCATTTCTTTAGATGATGACTGGAGAAAGGCATTAAGCGAAGGAAGGAAGAAATCCGAAAAATGCAAAGGAGAGAATCTGTATAACTGGAAAGGCGGAGAATCAACAAGGCTTATTCGAGCAAAGACAGCATACTACAAAAGGAAGAATAACCTATCTAAGGATATGCCAGCAAAGTTCTTAGAAAGAGTTTTAAAAGCACAAAACAATAATTGTTTCTATTGTAATTCAAGCCTAAAGGAATACAAAGCGATAGAGCATTTAACACCAGTTTCTAAAGGAGGAGATAATGATATTTACAATCTTGTTTATAGCTGTAAAAGTTGCAACTCTCAAAAGAGACAATTAACACTTGAGGAATACGCTATTAAAACTGGAAACTTATATTGGCTTGATAAATTCGATTACATTTATTCATCTGCACTATGAACATTGAAACAAAGCACGTATCAGAGTTAGTTCCAGCACCTTACAATCCACGAACAAGTACGGAGAAGCAAGGCAAGCACTTAACAGAATCGCTCAAGAAGTTCGGAATAGTTGAGCCAATAGTTTGGAACAAAAGAACTGGTTACATTGTAGGAGGTCATTTCAGAGTTAGACAACTTCAAGCAATGGGTGTTACAGAAGTGCCTTGCGTTGTTGTTGATTTAAGCGATGAGGACGAACGAGAATTAAACATTCGTCTAAACGCCAACACAGGGTCGTTTGATTGGGATGATTTGGCTAATGAATGGGACTACCAACTCTTAAATGATTGGGGACTCGTAACTCCCGACAATTGGGTAGATAAAGAAGAAGAACCGAAGGCAACCGAACCGAAGGAGGTTTGTCCAGCTTGTGGAAAATAAGGATTTAATAAGGTGGCAAAGAAGATAGAGCAAGAACACGGAGGAGCGATAAACCGCTTTGAAAAGGGAGATGTTGGAAACCCGAAAGGGCGACCGAAGAACGTGGAAACTCTGCTAAAGGAACACTTCTTGGACGAGCATAACGTGAAGCTGTCCAAGTCTCAGGTGCAAGACATTATCAAGAACGTACTCGGTAAATCTCGGAGCGAGTTAGTGGAGTTGGCAAAGAACGACCAGTTGCCGTTTTGGATTGCGTTGATTGCGAAGAAAGCGCAAAGGGACTACGAGAAGGGAAGCATCCACATTCTCGATGTGTTATTCGATAGGGTCTATGGTAAGCCTAAAGAGGAGGTTGAGCAGACCGTTAACGGTGGAAAGCCTGACAAGGTGGAAATCGTCATACATCGACCTGAGAAGAAATGAACAGATACATCCCAACACTTGAAGGAGATGAAGCTGAAGAGTTCATCCGCAAGGCAGAATCAGCAGAACGCGCAACTGTTGACTGGAGTAAACAAATGAAGCAAATGGAACTTGCACTGAACAAATCGCGAATCGCGAATCGCAAGATGCGCTACGCAAAAGGTGCTACACCAAAAGTGAAAAGAAACAAAGACGTTGAACCATGACACAAGAGGAAGCAGAGAAAATGGCTTTAGAGCGTTATCCCGATATTGATTGGGAAAACACTCAATTAAGGCAAGCCTACATGCAATGCTGGGAGGATATGCAACAGAACAAACAGACCTGCGGATTTTGCGTTGAACCATCAGAAAAAGCCAAGCAAAAAGAAGCGTTGATTAAGTTAACGCAAATGGGTGAAGAACTTCAAACTGACGAAACTGACCAAAAAGTCAACCTATAATCTGACGTGAAAATTGAAGGAACTGGCGTATTTGATGACCTGTGGCAAGCCCTTAATGATAAATCCATTCGGGGAATTGTGCTTGAGGGTGGAAGCCGTTCCTCGAAAACGTGGAGCATCTGCCAAGCCATCTACCTTACGGGATTACAAGAACCTAAGAGGATTGCAATTGCGAGGTTTAGGCGCACGTGGATTAAGCCAACGGTACTCGACACGTTCAAGAAAGTACTTCAAAGCCTTGAGGTATGGGAGGAGGATGCGTTTAACAAGACGGACTTAATCTACTCCGCTCACGGCTCTACATTTGAGTTCTACGGGCTTGACGATTCTCAGAAGCTGCACGGTATCGAGACCGATTACTTTTGGCTGAACGAGGCGATTGAAACCAGCAAGGATGACTTCGACCAATTAGAGCAGCGTTGTAAGGGCAAATGGATTCTCGACTACAACCCATCAACAGATGAGCATTGGATTTACGACAACGTACTGAAACGAGGTGACGTAATACTCATCCACTCCACTATGTTGGACAATACATTCCTCGACCAGCACATTAGGGACAAGATAAACAGCTACGAGCCGACACCTGAGAACAAGGCAAGAGGTACGGCAGATGAGTACAAGTGGAAGGTCTACGGACTCGGAGAACGGTCAAGACGAGAAGGCGCGATATACGAGAACTGGCAAGAAACAAAAGAGTTCCCAACGGGTTACAAGTGGAAAGCCTACGGGCTTGACTTCGGGTTTACCAACGACCCGACCGCACTTGTGGAGGTACTCTACCAAGATGGCAAACTATGGGTCCGTGAGGTGCTTTACGAAACTGGGCTTACCAATGCAGACATTGCGAGGAGGTGCGGACTTCAACGAAGTGATGAGATTATCGCAGACTCCGCAGAGCCAAAGAGCATTGAAGAAATACGAAGGGCTGGCTTCAGAATCCGACCAGTAGCCAAAGGTCAGGACTCGGTAAGGTCAGGCATCGATAAGCTGAAGAGCGTTCAAATAATGGTACATCAAGACTCGGTTAACGTAATTAGAGAACTCCGTAACTACGCTTGGAAACGGGACTACAAGACCAACGCAGTAACCAACCAGCCCGAAGATGACAACAACCACGCTCTCGATGCTCTGAGGTACGTGGCAATGGAGAAGCTGAAGGCGAACGCTGGCAAGTACACTATTCGGTAATTCGTTATCTTTACAACACTTAGCTATGCGCTCGTTTTAATGGCGCATAGGTGATGTTGGAAACACTTTCCTTATTTCGCTATTTATTACTGAGATGCTTGAACGACTGAACAAAATATGGCGAATGCAAGAGGCTTACACGGACTACCCGAAAGCCGCAAGCGATAACGCTAAAGCTGCTCTGAGATGGGCGGAGAAAAACGGCTGGAAAGGTTGCGGTACTGCCGTAGGAAAGGCAAGAGCGAACCAATTAGCGAACCGTGAGCCAATCAGTTTAGAAACCATTGAGAGAATGGCTGCATTTATCCGACACAAACGTAACTCTACCCGAAAGTTGGGCGAAGGTTGTGGGCGTTTAATGTGGCTGGCTTGGGGCGGAGATGAAGGCGTTAACTGGGCAATAAGAAAAATAGAACAGATAAAGAATGAAGATTGAGTTACCGAATAGCTGGGAGGGCGTAACGGTTGAGCAGTTCCAAGCCTTGCAGAAGATTCTCGCAGAGAAGGGTGACGAGTACCCTACCAACGTGGCTATTATCTCCATAATGTCAGGCGTACCAGTTGACGAGATTGAAACCTACTCGCTAAAGACCTACGCTAAGTGTATGCAGACGCTTTCATTCCTTACTGAACAACTCGTCGGAGAGGTACAGAAGGTGGTGGAATTTGGAGGCGTTAGATACGATGTTATTACAGACGTTTACAAGCTGAACGGAGGGCAGTATATTACCTTGATGCACTTGATGAAAGACCCTGATAAGGTTATCGACCAACTCCACGAGGTTATGGCTGTGTTCCTTGTTCCGAAAAAGAGAACTTGGTACGGCTGGAAGAAAGGCAAGTATGACCCTGAGAAACACAAGGAAATATCGGAGGCAATGCTTCAGGCGCCAATGACAATCGTGCAACCGTTGTCGGCTTTTTTTTTAAGCAGTTATCTCAGGTCCGCCAAACATATACTGGAATCTTCGGTGAAGAAAGCCGAGAAAATCAAGAGACAAGCGGAAAGAAGGTTGAAACATTTGAAACAAAATACGGCTGGCTGAACGTGGTTAACAACTTGTCAAATAATGATGCGACCAAATGGGGGTATTTCTTTGCGTTACCGTTACGGGAGTTCCTCAACCTTATATCTTTTCAGAAGGCTAAACAAAACCACGAGTATCACCAAATGAAACAGAATGGCGTTCGATAAACTTATAGATGCTCTGAATGATTTTCGCGGCGAGTATGTCCGAGAGTTGACCAACTCACTCACGGAAAAGAATCTAATTTCTTCGGGTCAGCTTGGGGAGTCTATCAAGCTGAACGTACAGCCAAAGGTCAAGCTATTCGGTCAGATATACCGTATGCAGATACGTATGGCGGAATATGGCGAGAACGTGGACAAAGGTCGCGCACCTGGTAAAGGTCTGCCAGTTGGAGTTCTTGAAGAGTGGTTGAAATACCCGAACACATTACAAAAGGTAACGGGTCAGGACAAACAACTATCGGACTACGAGCGCAAGTCTTTGGCGTTTGTTATTAACAGAAGCATCAAGCGCAAAGGCATCAAGCCTAAGAACTGGATACAACCAGCCTTTGACAAGGTAACGCCTAAAATAGCTGGAGTAGTTGAGGCGGCACTTGCCGAAGACATAGAGTTGACATTTGAAGAAATCAAGAAACTAATAGAAAGCTAATGGCTATCTTCTTAACACAGAACGGAGAACCTGACGAATACGGACTGGCGTACAATGACAACGCCTACGTTATCAAGACAACGAACTACACGCCAACGGTTCGGTTCAGGGTCGCGATGCTTCCAACGGATTACCCTATTTCTCCAGCTATTGGACAGGTCAGGGTGTACCCTACTCGGTCAAACGATGGGCAATACTTCGACCGCGCTTTCTTCGACCCTTCGAGATTCTTGCAAAGTTACGTTAGCGGAATTGTAAACATAAGAGGCGCAAACCATAACGGGTTCTATGTTTCGAATCAGATGCATAAGGAGTACTACCTTGTGATTCAAGAGGAAGAAAAAAACGCGAGTGGATTCTATCAGTCGGGGGACTTGTTCATCTCGAAAGTAAAAAGCGTATGGAACGGGGTACGAAATGAAATAGAATGGTTGGACTTCGACTATACGGACTACATCATCAACAACACACCGAGCGTTACCAAGAAGTTTCTTACCGATTCTCCGCGTACCATCAGAATAGACAGCGACCAAAGCTATCATCTGTACTTCATAGCGAATGAACGGTTCGGGGCGTATCAATACAACATCAAAGCATACTCAGGGTATAACGGTACCGGGTCGCTTTTAGCTGATGGCATCGTTTCCAACAACATCGCGGTAGCTGACTCTTGGGATAAGATTTACTTCAGAATACCAGTAGGCACATACGACATCGGGAACATCGACCCATCACTCTACACCGATTCGCTACTTGGGTCTACACCTTCAACGGCTCTCAATGGCGCGGCATCCTACACGATTCATTTAGAGGACAACACCAACGCGCAGACTTCAGAACGTTTCACTTTCAACGTCAACCAAACCTGTTCAAAGTACAACGAGGTGCGGGTGCATTGGCTTAATCGTTTGGGCGGTTACGATGCTTTCAATTTCTATATGAAGTCAGTACACACGACCGACATCAAAAAGGACAAATACGACCAGCAGCATCACGATTGGACAGGCAACGCCTACACCTACGACAAGCAATCGAGAGGAACGACTGAGTACAACGTGGAACTCAACAAGAAGGTTACAATCAACACCGACTATTTAACAGAGGACGAAAGCACTTGGCTGGAAGATTTGGCAACATCTCCGAGCGTCTACATTGAGGAAGGTAACGAGTTGATAGCCGTAAACATTGACCCTCGCAGAATCCAACGCAAGACTTCTCTGAACGACAAGCTGATGCAATACACCTTCGAACTGAATTACTCCATTAAAAACAGACGACAACGTGGTTGAGGTTAGAATAGAGGGTTATCGGTTAGACGTATTCGAGGGGTTTGACTTCTCTTTCAACTACGGAATTGCTGACATCCGTAACCCTGAGAAGAGAAGCACGGAATACTCAAAGACCATCAAATGCCCAGCAACGAAGAACAATGACGAACTCTTCGGGCATATCTATGACGTTAACATCTCAAACAACTACGATGCTAACACTACTAACATTAGCGTTAATTTCAACCCTAATAAGAAAGCGGAGGCGAGAGTAATAGCCGATGGGGTGGAGGTAATGGCTGGAGTTGTCCAGCTTCGGAAAGTAGTTCAGAAAGGACACGCCTACACTTACGAGGTTGTTTTCATAGGAAAGCTGATAAATATCTTTTCGGTACTTGGGGACAAGAAGATAAACGAGGAGCTTGACTTCAGCGACCTTAATCACGAACTGACTCAAACCAACATCGTTAACAGTTGGTCGAATACTGACGGTTACGTTTACCCATACATCGACTACGGCAAGAGGATAGAGTTTAACAATGTTGGGAGGGTGTTCTATCCGAACGACCTACGACCAGCGATATTTGCGAAGACAATACTGAACAAGATTTTCGACTTTGCTGGGTTCAGCTATCAAAGTTCGTTCTTCAACTCTCAACTTTGGAATCAGTTGATAGTTCCTTTTACGGGCTTGAATGTATACGCAGACCCGGCTCAAGTTCAAAGCAGAGGTTTAAGGGCTTCGTTATCTTCAGCAACACCCCCATTCAACACGTCAAACACAATACAGTTAAACCAAAATTTAGACAGGGCAAATCTAATCTGCGACAACGATTCAACTGGTGGAAATTATGATGGAGGGAACAACTACACGTCAGGCACTTACTTTGTTCCAGCTGCTGGTGTTTATAGTTTCACATCAGAAGTTCGTCTAAAGTTAGTAAGGACATTATTCACTCCATTGAGAACATACGATGGAGTTTTGTTGATTCATTCACGAATAATGAAGCAAGACTCGTCATTTGCCGTATCAATGGTAAATGAAAGCACGTTATCCTTTCAATTGATAAACAACCCACAGACGGTACTTGATGAGATAACAATCAATGTAAATGCTGAAGAGTTAACGCTATTCCAAAATGAAAGAATATTCTTCGACATTTTAATTGACTTCGTTGAATTAGATGTTCAAAATACATCTGGTCAGTTGATAGATGGAAGGAATCTTTACACAGATTTCGCCCTTACAATTGAATCCGCTCAAGTAGAGTGTAACGCATCTAATATCATATTTGAGGGGGATAATGTTTTGATGACTGAAATATCTCCTCAATGCACTATGGCTGACTTCCTTACGTCTATATTCAAGATGTTCAACTTGTTCGTGGAGGTCGACCCGAACAACGAGAAGAATCTGCTCATTGAAACGCGGGACACGTTCTATTCTCAGGGAGGAACGAAGGACTGGACTTACAAATTAGCAAGGGACAGAGACATAACGCTTGAGCCTTTGGGAGTTCTTACTGACCGCGAATACATCTACACCTACTCTGAAGATGGAGACTATTACAACGAGCGTTATCAGTCAAACAGAGGGCACGTTTACGGAAGGGCAAGAATTGAGGTCGATAATGACTTCGTGCAAAGTTCCAAAGAGGTGGAGGTTGTTTTTTCGCCTTCGCCATTGGTCAATGACAACCCAAGCAACAGGCTGATTCCGAAAATATACGATGCAGACATTTCTGAAGGCGCACAACCTACGGATGCCAACATTCGTATTCTGTACTTTCAGAACCTCTCAAGCAATCCATCTTGGGAGTTGGCGAGTTATTTCAATCCGACACTAACGCAAACGACCTACCCATACGCTGGACATTGGGACAACCCGATAACGCCAACGGTCGACATCAACTTCGGATTGCCTTTGGAATTGTTCTATCAAGCGAATAGTTACACGGGAACGCTGCAAGTAACAAACGCTAACCTTTACAACATATATCACCGTAACTACATCAATGAGGTAACGGATAAGGACAGCAAGGTAATGACAGGAATGTTCTACTTAGAGCCAACGGACATCAACACCTTGGACTTCCGCGACCAGATAGTTATTGATAACTCATACTGGAGACTCAACAAGGTAATGAACTACAACCCTTTTAAAGAGGGGTTAACGAAGGTTGAGTTAATTAAAATTAAGGAAGCCGTTACGTTCCAAAAATCAGAAAAGAGTCTGAATGCTGGCGGCTACTTGGGCAAGGAAAAGATGCCTTCGCCTTCCACAGAGATAAAGACCAACGGCAACAAGTACCCACCGTTTCAAGGCAAGGTTAGCGGGTCTGATAACAACGTAGGTCAGAGCGTTACGGCATTCAAAGTGGTTGGTAGCAGAAACACCATCGGAGAAGGCTCAAAGAACATTACCATATTCGGAAATGACAACGAAGTGGCTGGAGGACTTCACAACGTCCAACTCATTAACACGAACGGAGTAATAGTTACGAAGTCAAACACCACCTATATAAACGGAAAAGAACAGGACAACGTGGAGGTATTGGAGGGCGGATTGAATGAAGTCAGGGCATTGAACGGTGGCACTAACATCTTTACAGTAGATGGTGGCGAGGACATCGTGCAAGCACAATTTAGCGATACTGCTATTTACATAATAGAAGGCAACTAATGGCAACACAAGACTCACGCATAAAAATAAAGCGGTCAACCATAACGGCAACCGTTCCAACAGTTCCAAGTTCTAACGACCATACCGATGGCACTTGGATAGCTACGGACATCTACAAAGGAGAACTGTTCTTTAACCAAGCAGATGGGGTTCTTTGGTCGCGGGACGATAGCGGAGTTGTTTGTTTAGGTGGCTCTGCTTCTTTGACCATTGCGAGTGCGGACGTTCTAACGCTGAACTCCACACCTTTGACCATTGTAAGTGCGGTTAGCGGTTATGCTATTGAAGTAGTTTCTGCAAGTGTTAAAATTGACTTCAACAGCGCAGCATACGCAACCAATACAGATATAAATGTTGTTTGTTCGGGGGCTACACAGTCTCAATTTAAAGATAATGTTTTAGCCGCATCGGTTTCAACATTAAGAAAACTACTTCCCACTTCAGGACTTTCAGCAACAGATACACAATTAATATCAAACTCCGCGCTATTGGTATCAGTAGGAACGGGCGACCCAACAACGGGAGATTCCGACATTACAGTTTACGTTAACTACAGACTTATACCAGCTTAATGGCGACCAAAGTAGCAATAGAGGTAGACGTAAAAACGGGCGAAGCCAATGACGACATAATAGCGTTAAGGGAAGAACTCGAAAAGGTCAAGCAGACACAGAAGGAAATGGGCGACCAGTTCAAGGCTGGTTTCGAGGCGGCAGAAAAAGGAGCAAAGGGAGCGTCTAAGGGAATGAAAGGGTTTGGCACTTCAATCGGAGGGGTGCTTAAATCTTTGGGACTTATTGCGGTCGCTATGGAGGTTTTCAACTTCTTGAGGGAGCTGTTAATGAAGAACCAAAAGGTAGCCGACACTTTAGCCATTGCGTTTAAAACTATCGAGATTCTGTTCAATAAGCTATTTCAAGCGGTTGAACCTTTGGGAGATGCTATGATGGCGGCATTCGAAGATCCTCAACAAGCACTTGAGGACTTATGGGAAGCTATAAAGACAAACTTTTTAAACAGAATAAAAGGAATTGGAGTAGCTGCTGAAGGGGTCGGAAAGGTGATAAAGGCAGCTTTTGAACTTGATTGGGATGGGGTTAAAGAAGGAATGCTGCAATATGGTCAGGCATTAGTGCAAGTCACTACTGGTCTTGACATTGAGCAACAGAACGCTTTTGTAAACGGCATAGCCAACGCTGGAAAAGAAGCACTTGACACGGCCACGAAGATTGAAACACTCCGCAAAGAGGTAAAGTTAGCCGAAGCACAGCAGGGTCTTTTAATGCTTGAGTATCAACGTGAAGCTGAAATTCAAAGACAGATACGTGATGACGTTAGTAAAACAATTGAAGAAAGACAAGCGGCAAACAGGAGGCTTGGAGAAATACTTGACGAGCAAACACAAGAGGAGTTAAAGTTATCCAACAAGCGTTTGGAGTTGGCACTTCTTGAGCAGTCAATTAACAAAGATTCGATTGATGCTGAGATTGAGGTGATCAACGCAAGAAAGGAGATAGCCGACATCAACGAGCGTATAACTGGACAGCGTTCAGAACAGTTGACCAATGAGAACTCCTTGAAAAAAGAAGGCATTGAAATCTCAAAAGAGCGTATCAAACAACTCGAAGAAGAAGCACAAGCAGAAGCAGATGCAGCGTTCAAAATAGCCGAAGCTAAAATAAAGGCACAAAACACGCTCGAAGAATACCTTGCAGAAAGGGAATCATTGTCCAGAGAGGAGATGATTCAAAAAGAAATAGATGACGTTTTAGCTGTTGAAGAGGCTAAATTCCAAGCGGCTGTTGCTGCGGCACAGGAACAAGGCATTTTGATGCAGGAGATTGATGATTTAGAACTAGCAAGAGAAGAAGAAAGGCTAAGGCTTGAGAATGAAATTCGAGCAAAATATGCGGAGGAGGATTTAAAACGTGAAGAAGAATTAAAAGCAGCACTTGCCAAATTAGAGGCTGATAATGTAAAAGCAGTAAAAGACGCAGAAGCGGCAAAGCAAAGAGCAAGAGAGGCTGGTCTAAAAGGTACGAGCGATGTTATTGGTGCTTTAAGTGGTCTTATTGAGGCAAGTGGGAACAACTCAAAACAAGCAGTTGCAATACAAAAGACTTTGGCTATTGCTCAGATTGCCATTGATACGGCAACCGCTATTTCAGGAGCAATCGCACAAGCGCAGAAAACTGGGCCATTTCCAGCGAACATTGCCGCTATTGCTACGGGTGTCGCTGCGGTTGTTGCTGGTATTGCTTCGGCAGTTTCAACGCTTAATACTGCCAATGTACCGGGCGGAGGTTCAGCAGCACCACCACAAGCCCCACAAGTAACAACAGCCCCAGCAGTACAACAAGCGACTGCGGGAACTACCGAACTCGGAGGAGCAGAACAAGCCCAACTTGCACCTATTCAGGCTTATGTCGTAGAGACAGAAGTAACGGGCAACCAAAACAATGTAAACCAAATTGAATCACAAGCAACATTCGGAGGATGAACAAGCTACCAGTAATCTATTTAACAATTGACGAAGACCACGAAACGGGTCTTGATGCTATATCACTCGTTGACCATCCAGCCATTGAGCGTAATTGGATGGCGTTTAATAAACAGCACAAGTTCGCGCTAAATGAAGAGAAGAGAATCGTAAGCGGCGCTGCAATGGTTGCCGACTATCCTATTTATCGAAAAGATGAGGATGGGCGAGAGTATTACGTAGTCTTCGATTCTGATGCTATTCGCAAGATAGCTTACAAGTTCATGAAGGAAGGAAAGACGAACGCAACCAACTTAGACCACTCAACAGATGTGGAAGGGGTGTTTATGTTTGAGAGTTTCCTGATTGATGAAATGAAACCAACGCCAAAGGGATTCGACAAGCTACCGAACGGGTCATGGTTCGTGAGTTATAAGGTCGATAATGATGACGTTTGG